GGCCTATTTTCTGCGTGTACATCGCATTTTTTGTGAACCGAAAAGCAGGTTCCCCGGCACACGCTTAATACGCGGGTGTTGCAGGAGTAGGTACGTACCCGGTAATCTTGAGCTATGCCATGAAAGAAGGGCTAATGCCAGGGATGAAGGTGGTAACACAGTGTTGAGGGCATATTGCCAGTCATGACGCCACTAGTGCGTCATGGAGGTCCACTGTCCCACAAGTACGGCCAATTGTGGATTAGGTACCCACAAGTAGATTACTGCAATAACTGAATCACACGAGGTGTGAATGCGTGTTGTTCGATTAACGAGAGGCACCTCTCGCTGCAGGGCTTTTTAATATATGATGCAAAAAACAAGTGGATGGCCTTCGCCTAGACCAGTCTTTGACAGTTGATGGCTCGCATACTAGAAGCTTGAAGTATTGCGTCGTGGATGATCAAGCCTGAGTCGCTCTGACATGTCACAATTCCCCAAACAAAAAACCCCTTTCTCTCTCTTGGTACCGTGAGGATAACAGAGCGTTAGCTTGCAACCCTCGGATGAAGCCAGGGCCTAACTAGCCTAAACTTATTAGTTACTTTTTCAATCTCCAATATTGCAATGGCCTTCACGACAGTCACCGTGTTGAGTCTTATTATCTCACATGTAGTTGAACCGATATCAGCTACCACATATGTTGAGGAAACTGTGACATTTTTACCGAACGATTGGCAAATAGGTTTATATCTGTTTTGTCAGTTTGTGAAATCGCTTTCAATCACAGCCAGTGATTGGATCACAATTTTTATGGGAGCCACGTTTGTGCCACGCGGTGATACATTGTTAATTTTGTTAACCCCATTTTATATAAGTTGTGTTTCTGTATTTTGGCTGTGGTATGGTTCAGGAGATGAGGTTGAGTTGCAACCACAGGATGATGACCTGTGTGATGTATGCTCAGCCAAGCCTGGACATGTGTTGCCTTGTTGTGGTCTCGATCCTGCAGATGAATTGCGGGAAAATCATAAGAAAATATGTTATGATTGTTATTTAAAAAATCGAGATCGAGCATTGGCTGCCGTACCGCCTGCGCCACCTACATGCCCATACTGTCGAGATATTGTGCACCCAATATGGGTGAATCCAGTAGAAGCATTGGCGTACTTTGGACAACGGCCAAGTGGAACAGGAGCAGTTCGCTTGGCTAAAGAGTTTTCTTCAAAGCTGTTAACTAATGCAGAGAATAGAAAACTGGTGGTAGAATTTGAAACATATCCATTGTCATACAAAGCACAACGGGATGAAGTGGCGCGTAATTTCGTGTCCACTTTTGAAAGTGGTGTGGCAGGATACGTTTTACTCAATCGTGTACGAGCACTAAACACGCGGAGATATGTGAAATTGCCAAAAGGACTTGTTGCGGAGATGCAAGAGTTTTGGTTAGGCATCGATAATCCCGATGTTGACAAATTTCGCACCGCAGCAGCTATTGTTAGCCATAAATTGAATATGGTAGCTAACATGACACCTGTTGAGAGAGCAGAGGCTGTTATTTTTGGACCACGCGTGTCTTTCGAATTTTGGAAGGATCGGCGTGAGGCAGTGATTAGTGACGTACAAGATTGGGCATCAAACTATTGGTTGCAATGGGTTTGCTTACTTGGTCTGGCATATTTGGTGACATGTCAGCTAGGACAAGTAGTAACGGATTACATTGCAATGTTTGATGTTGTGACATATAGAGGTTATTGGCAACAGTATTGGTCTGTGATCAATATTGATGTTAGACATATGTCCTGGCTGACTATGGCCAGGGCATTCTCGAGCAATATCAGAGTTCATGTCACAAATGGTATTAAACTATTGTGGAACGTCGGTTTTGGGGAAATACCATACTATTATGTGGATTGTAGTAGTTGGTATGGACTGACATCGTTCTTTACAAAAATACCATTTGTGAAGTGTTTACACGAGCTTCAGCGAGCTATTGCTGTGGCGCGCGGTTTAGCAGCAGTTGAAGGGATTTTGTCCATATTCACTGCTGTTGCTGTGTTTTATCGTGATAGAACGATGATGTTGTCTCTGCTACTTGAGGAATGTATTCGTTGGTTGTTATTGACCAATGGGTTAACATATTATCACGTAGCAGTGTTTGTCACAATTGGTCTGTTCGAGGTAGTGGCCAGCTGTAGGCAGCGGGGTATCCTATCCGTCTGCCATCTTATTGGCCATATTGGTTTGTTGTGGGTGTCACGCCATCCTTTGGTTTTGTTAAGTTACCATTGTTGTTGGAATTACACCTTCCCTACCATGCCCCTCAATATAATACGAGCACTGCATACCGCATTCTGGTATACACCTAAACCACCACGTACTGACATTGGAG